TCAAATGAAAAAGTTTGAAGACTTTAGAAAGAGTGACTATGTACCTCTATCTAGATTTGGAGATTATGTAGTTACTATAGTTAATAAAAATGAATCACAATATTTAGACGCTACTTCTACGGAAGAAGGTGCAATGAAAGTAAAAGGTAAATTTGTTAAATTAAATCCAGCATATTTAATAAGACGTGAACACTTTGAAAGTAGACGAGAAGCAGAAGAAGCAAGAAATAAATTTATAAATAATTACAGAGAAGAAACAGGTGTAGAAGTCAGAGCTGTACAAGAGATAAGCCAACTAAATATTAAAGAGCAATTAGAAAAAGGTTCTATTGATATGTTAGATGTGGCTCAATACTTAAGTAATCCTAAGCAAGAAATATTTGCACAGTTAGAAGGAGAACTTAGAGAATTAATTAAGAATAATAAAAACATAATTGGCTTTGACCAATTCATGCAACCACGTCAAAGAATAGGCGGTGTTCCAGGATACAGTCCAGATTTTGGTAGAGCAGCTAGTCAGTTTGGTTTCTTAGGTTCTAGATACGCATCACGTAGTAGATTTATGAATGAAGCAGATGAAAGAAAGAAAGTATTAGATGATGCTATTGCTACTGATCCTATAAAATATAAACAATTAAAAATTGGTTTAGATAAATGGTGGGGATATAGCCAAGATCCATACCAAGAGTTTGCACAACTAAGAAGACTAGGATTCTGGTGGTATTTAGGGGGCAACTTATCTTCTGCATTCTTACAGATAATGTCTAACGTACAATTCACAGGGCCTATGCTTTCACAAATGGGAGGAAGTATAAGAGCAACTAAAGAATTAGGTATAGCATTTAAACAAGCTACTGCTATGTTATCTTATAGTAACAACCAACACGGTGATGTGTTTATAGATTGGACTAAAGTTCCTGAAGATGTTAAAGCTGCAATAGCAGAAGACATGCCAAACTATATTAGACAAGGGCAAGCATTACAAGAAACAGGACAAGTACCTGGACGTTCAGGATTTGACAGAGACACGGCATTCCGTAATTTTGAAACCCAAGTAATAGGTGGACCGTTTAATACAATGGAAGCTATATCTAGATTGACAGCATACATAGCTGCATATAGAATGGGGCAAGATCCTAAAGTTGTAGAAGAATTTTATAAAATATACAATGGCGATAACTTAGTACAAGGTATGATTAATGATAACAATGGAGTCATTAGTCCACAGATAATTGCACGAACTATGATTGATGATACGTTTGGTGTGTATGGTAAACTAAATAGACCACAAATTATGCGTGGTGCTTTTGCTGTTCCTGCATTGTTCCAAACTTATATTGGTCAAATGTTTGCATTGATGTTTAGATTATTGACAGGTGGTAAAACACAAGGATCTAAAACTGCAGGCAGAAAAGTATTTGCTAGGATGATGATTATGTTAGCACTAACAGGTGGTATCTTTGGATTACCAGGATCAGACGATGCAGAAGAGTTAGCTAACTGGATGATTGAAAAAGCACCTATCGTAGGCACAGGTCTTAAGACTGACATCAGAGCAGCTATGAGAGAAATGCTATATGATGCAGGCTTTGGTGCAGGATTAATTAATGCAATGGAGAATGGTGTAATAGAAGCTGGGTTAAATATAGATGTACAAAGAAGATTATCACTGGGTAATGTTCCAGGATCACAACAGATAAGAGCTATGGCTGCTTTATTAGGACTAACACCCGGCGGTAATGCGGCAGATTTTGCGGGGGCACCTGGTTCTGTATTCATTACATCCATCAGAGAAGGTACTCAAGCTATGAGAGAAGGAGAAGGGTTACTAGATGTAGCATTTAGGTCATCACCTTTATTCATACGTAACTTATACAAAGCATATGATCAAAGTGTAGGTAAAGGATTTACTGAAACTAATTATGGTAGTGTATTAAACACAGACGCTACAGCAATGGAGACTATATTCCAAAGTTTAGGCTTTGGTTCTGCTAGAAATAAACGAGCAAGAGAAGCGTTGTATCAAGAAAGAAAAAATGCTACAAGAAATCAAAGCAAGAGACAAAAAGTAAATGCTCAAATCACTAATGCTTATAGAGATATATTTGTTGGGAACAAAGTAGGTAATAGGGATATGGTTATTAAAGGTCAAGAAAAAATAAATGAAATAACAAGAGACTTATTTAAATGGAATAACAAACAAGATATATCTGATATGATATTCCCTGACTTAAATGCTTTAGTACAACAAGCCCTTGAAGCTACGTACAGTGATTTAAGATTGACTAAAGACCCATTGAATATAGGTCAAAATATTAAGCAAAGAAAAGCTTTAGGATTAGAATAACACGAGTCCACAAGGTCGAACGATAAGTTCCGTCGTTCCAAATTTCATACCACAGTCCGTCACCAATTTTATAGTGACCAACTTTAGCAGGCCATTTTTGTTTCTTTCAGTTATCTTTTGACAAGACTTCCACCAAAGTAAAGTCCAACAATCGCACTCATTAAGTGAGTATCTAATGGTGTAATAATTAAACCATTAAATGTTTTATCCATAACAACTTCTTTACTTTCAATTAAAAATAAAAATCCTCTAGTAAATTCTGTCCAAGTTAAAACCACAGTAGTATCAAAAAATACTGGTGCAATTTTAGGCCATACAATGATAGCACCTACAGCGGATAGCGCAATGATTCTTCTGGTAAATGTAAATCCTTTGTCAGTAAAAGCACGAGCCTTATCGATATGTTTCATTTGATTATCAGCTCTTGCTAATAACATTTTCTGTTCGTCTTGTTTTGCTTTAATACTTTGTGACCAGATTGACATGACCCCACCTAATAAAGATGAGCCCAACATCGTAATCATTTCTACTGGTAATCCACCTAACATGTTATCTCCTAAATGTAAAGGCTCCCGAAGGAGCCTTAGTTAATTGGTTACGCCGAAGGCGTTCCACCTGATGTCATGTTCCAGACTATGTATAGTACAACTGCACAAATGATGCCAGCTTTTAGCCAGTCCTTCATTCCCCAGTCATTCCATTCTTTAATCCATGACCATGTATCTTTTATAAGTTTCATATTTACTCCTTATGTTTCAAACGTTGTAATCATCTTAGCTGTTGCAAAAGCTGCCCCTAAATCAGAGTCATTCTCTATTAACGTTTGTAAATCTTTAGTAGATTTATCTGCTAAAACTTCCGACGCCGTTCTGTCTCCTTCAGCATACTGTGCAAATACTTCATTAAACTTTGGTCCGAATAATGCTGATGAATTATTCAGTAATGATTTCGCCGTTGTCGGCTCGACTTGCCAGTAAGATCTTGCAGGACCTTCGTCCGCTTGTACTTTAGTTGTATAGTTGCTTTCAATAGCACCTATCTTTGTCATATTATTTTTAATTGTTTCTGAATCAAAACCCATATCGCCATCGAATATGAAAGCTGATTTGTTTATTGAATCCACCGCTTCATTTGGTACTGTAAAATCAGATTGTAAAACTTCAAATGCTCTTTCTCTTTTGTCATCATCTGCTTTACCGTGATAGTTATCACCCCATTGATTAGCAAAATTCATATCATCACTGCCTGGTATACCAATCATGTTACCAACTGCTTCAGTAATACTGCCCCATAAATTTCCAATACCACTAGCCATTATGTTCACAGTTCCTACATTCACATTGACCACCACAACAAGTACCGCCATTGCTACAATGGCATTCATGTCCACAATTATCGCACGGCTTCATGATTTTTTCTTTCTTAATTTAGATAAAGTCTTTGCAAATCTTGCGCGTTGTCCTAGCTTCCCAGGTTTCTTTGCTGCCGCATCTAGCTTAGATTTAGGTATGGTATTACCTTCTTTAATCCCCAGCGCAGACCGCAATGACCCTGGTTTTTTAATAGCTTTCTTTATGTTAAGCTTTTTTTTCTTCATTATCTTCTTTCGGTTCTTCAACCTTTACAGCGTCTCCGCCAATCTTTACTATGCCTAGTTCAAAGTCAACGCCTGATGGCATAGGGTTTTTAATTTCATTATCCATGTATCCTCCTAAGTAATCCTTTAGTATAGCATAAAAAGGGGGCACATGCAAGTCTTAACTTCGCCATGATACCCACGATTCCTTTGGTTTTTTAATTTCTTTTTCAACACTTTGTACTGGTACTTGAAATGTTATACCATATACAGGGTGTGTAAACCACAACGCTTGCTGAGGTCTTTCATATGCAAATCTACCAGACATAGCATACTCATCATAGCCTTTGATTGAACCATTGACTATGGCATCCTTTAAAGATATATACTGATGGAAGTGCCCCATGATTACATAGTCCACAGGTTTCTTTTGATTAGCATATTCTGACTTGACTTTTTGTACGCCTCGTGCTATAGGCCCAAGCATTCCTACTATACCCGTACCACCTTTAACTCCTAGTCTATCACCATGAGTTAATAAGTAACTAATATCATACACTTTGTAATAAGCATCATATGTATTAGGTATTAAAAAGTTAACTCGTTTATCTTTAGAGAAATACTTCTCTAACATATTATATAGTAGCCAATCAAAGCTACTCTCAACAGCTTGCTTGTGCCTATACTGTTTGTACATACGACTATGATTACCTATGACACATGGTACAAATACATTACCAAATGTATCTGCTAATTTATTTATAGCAGATGATATTAAATCTAATAGTTCAAGTACATGTTCAATACTTGTGCCATCATTAGTCTCAACTAACTCGTCATGTATGCTACCACTTATCATGTCACCTCCAAGAGGTACAATAATACCAGGATACTTAGGGTTCACCATGTGATTAGTACATAAATCAATAGCAGAATTTACAGTAGATTCTATTCTTTGTTTACCTATTGTTCTATTATATTGATTTAAATTATCTACATTTGTTTTACTTACTACTTCGCCCCAATGAAAATCAGATAGAAATAATGTAGGTATTCCAGGCGTACCTTTTGCTGGTGTAGATTTATGCAACCACTTAGGTGGTTTAGCATTGTATTCTCCTAGCTGAAACACGTGCTTACGTATAGCATCTGCTGTTATATTTTCTCTAGCTAGTTCTTCAACTTGTTGTTTGAGTTCTTTAATCTGCAACTCATACGTAAGTTTTTGTTCAGTCAAAGCTGCTTCTGTATCTGCGGCTTTAACTGTAGGTTTTATATTATTTAGTTTAGCTTTTTCTAATCTACTATTAAGTGTAGGTCTTGGTAACTTTAAAGCACGCGCTGCTTCAGATATGTTTCCCTTGGCTGATACTAAAGCGTTCACTGCTTCTTGCAGAATATCCTTCATAAAAATTCTCCTGTACTTGTGGTAGTGGCGCTAGCCCTAATGGCTTTGACACACATGTAAACACCATTGACAGCTGTCTCTCTTTAGCTATTGGGTCAAAGTAATTTACAAAATTTATTTTGTCTGCTTCACATTTCTGTTGCGTTTCCCATTGTAATGGGATAGTTGCAGGCATGCATAATGGTTCGTCTGTACTTGGCATGTTTAAAAAACATAACGTAACTGCTAACATCCATATGTTCATAAGTCTTGTCCTTTCCAAACCTGTGCTACACCACGCCAATAATCTTTTTCTTTTAGTTTAAGATTCTTCCACAGTGGTTGTAACCTTATAGCGCTAGGTTTGTTAGTGCGATATAAATAATGTGCCAGTCCGTCGTACTTAGTTTTAATTGGGTAGTCTGGGTGTTTATGCAGTCTCATCTATAATCCTTCCGAAGCCATCAATAATCTTACCTATTAGATCAGGGTTACCTGATGCTACAACTCTTCGACCGCCTATCATAGTGCCGTCAGGTAGATCGTTGTATAACCATACGTCATTTTTAATTTTATAATTAATATTACGTATCATGGCTTTCGCGTCTACATATTCACGGTAAGCCCCTTGCTTATCCGTTTCGCCACGTGACCTATGTCTACGCCACGCGCTGTTCTGTTTATCTTTGAATACCTGTAAGTATTTCTTTAACTCTACATCTGAGAACGTATTGATTGTTTTCATTTGTCTCCCTCTTTAAAAGCCAAAGGCTGAACAACTACTTACTAGTCACTCAGCCTTATGTGCCCCCTTAAAACTATTTCTAGTTTCAATTATAATAATAGCACGATTTAGCTCTGGTGTCAATACTTTTTTTAAATTAAAATGCATCGTCCCAAGTGCCAGTAAGTGCCCCTTTTGCGTATTCCGTGCTACGATTCTCAAAGAAATTGGTATGTTCTACGCCACCAACAATCCAATCTACCCACTCAAGTGGGTTCTCTTTAACCCCATAGTTTGGCTTTAAGCCTAGCTGTAATAGTCTTCTGTCTGCTATATGTCTTATGTATTGCTTAACTTCTTCTGGAGTCAAGCCTTCAACAGGACCCATGGCAAAAGCTAAATCAATAAACTTATCTTCTAGTTCTACCATATCCCTGCATATATCATACAAAGTTTTCTTAAAATTATCGTGCCACACGTGAGGCATTTCATCCAGTACTGCATGTACTAGCTTAACCATATTCTCTACATGATGTGACTCATCACGAATAGACCATGCGACAATTTGTCCCATGCCTTTCATCTTACCAAACCGTTGAAAGTTTAACAGCATAACAAAGCTAGCAAACAACTGGAGTCCTTCACCGAATGCTGAGAATACTGCCATGTCTCTGACAATCTTCTCCTCTTCTGTGCCCCCTTTATTTTTCCACAAGTATTCATGCTTATCATTCATGGCTGCTATCTCTTGGAATGCTTTATAATCTCCATCATCCATACCAACTGTATCATTTAATAATGAATAACTATGAGCATGATTAGCTTCACTTGTTGCAATAGCTGACAACATCATACGAATTTCTGGTTGTTTAAACATAGGCATATACACATCCATGTATGCTTGCGCTATGTCTACATCACCTTGTGTAAAGAACGTTAGTATTTGTTTAACTAAATTCTTTTCACTCTCATTCATTTTATGGTTCCAATCATTTACATCTTCATGAAGGGGCACTTCACTTGGTAGCCAGTGCATCTTCTGTTGTAAATCGTAGGCTTCAAAAGCCCACGGGTATTTAAATGGTTTGTAATAGTCTCGCGAATTAAATACACTCATTGTATACCTGCCGCTTGTAATAGTAGTCCGCCTGTAAATGTTATTACGTAAGCCATGACTACAATTTCTAATCCTATTGCCATATATTCTCCTCTCTTAAAATTGATTGCCCTATTATAAAAGGTATAGCGGGCACTAAACTATTACCTAGTCCTTTAAGTCTGTCCACCCTTTTGGGTATCCCATTAGCCACTCGACCCACGTTGGGTTCAAGCTGCCACCAGCTGTCCCAGCTAGTCGGCCTTTCTGTCTCATTTTTTCGTAGTTGCTGTTCGGACCCGAGTCCTTGTAATCTCTCGCTGTTGGAGTCGGACACAGTCTCGGCTCCCTCACTTGATCCGCCAACCTTATCTGTATTGGTTGACCGCTCGGTCTGTTCAGATGACCCTCGTCCAATGCTCTCTGTATTCCAGGTAGATTTGATCCCCCTGCTACGTTGTCTGGAGTTCGCCACAATCCAGACCCTTTCTCTTTTGTGGTTGGCACCGACGCTAGAAGCTGAAATACTAAACGCCCTCGCGGTGTAACCTTCACTCTCCAAGTCCTCAAGTACGGTGTCGAGACCGAGTTTAATGTGTCCACTAACGTTTTCTCCAATGACCCAAGTGGGCCTGCATTCGTGGATAAGTCTAAACATTTCTGGCCAGAGGTGTCTTTTATCTTCTTCACCTTTTTTTCTACCTGCGATGGAGAAAGGTTGGCAAGGATATCCGCCCGTGATAATGTCGATGTGTCCGATTCCGTCTTCTTGTAATCTCTCATAAGTTAACTCCTTTATATCTTTGTATTGTTTTACATCAGGCCAATGATGTTTTAAAACTTTACGTGGAAACTTTTCTATGTCACAGAAAGCTATAGTTTCAAATCCACCTGTAGCTTCAAGTCCTAAACTAAAACCACCAAGACCACTAAATAAATCTAAATGTTTTAAGCTTGACACATCACGCATGATTCCTCCTCTTCACTATCCTGTCTAACTTTTCTTTCTACTTTAGTAGCAATGTTCTCTGCTCTTTTAATAGCTTCACTTCTACAATAGTATAAAGTTTTCAATCCGTTTTCCCACGCACGTTTATGTATATTGTTTAATCTTCTTACGTTTACATCTGGTGGGAAGAATAAGTTTAATGATTGCGCTTGGCAAATATAGTTTTGACGTTCGCCAGCCAAGTCCACCAACCACGCTTGATCAACTTCGATTGCGGTTTTAAATATATTTTTTTCTTGCGGCGTGAGGAAGTCGAGTTCATCGACAGATCCTCTACTAGAAATAATAGTCTTCCAAACATCTTTAGTATTCTTACCTTTCTCTTCTAATAATTTTTCTAAGTATTTATTCTTAACTAAGAACGAACCGCTCATAGTTTTTTGGGTGAAAGCATTAGCACGTAATGGTTCTATGCTAGGAGATACACCCCCACATATAATAGAACTACTAGCATTTGGTGCAATGGCTAGCATATGTGCAAATCTTTTACCACTACCTTTCATATCTTCTGGCTCACCTCTTACTTTACCAAGGGTAAAGTTTGATTCTAAAGCTTTATCATATATGTGTTTAAATATTTTCTTATTAATGCCATAAGACATAGGACTATTCAACCCTATACCTACACGTTGTAAGTAAGAATGAAATCCCATAGCCCCTAATCCTACTGAACGTTCTGCTTTTGCTGAGGCTACTGCTCTCCATAGATGAGCGGGGGCATGCTTTATAAAGTAAGTTAATACATTATCTAACATGCGCATTATATCATCAATAAAGTGTAGGTCATCTTTCCATTCATCAAAGTATTCCAGGTTAACAGATGACAAACAACATACTGCAGTACGATCGGGATTAGTTGGTAAAGTAATTTCACTACACAGATTTGAATGATGTACCTTTAATCCTTTTGCTTTTAATTCTTTTGGTAATCCTTTATTAACTGTATCACTAAACATAATATAAGGTTCACCTGTTGAAACTCTTGTCTCTAATATTTTAATCCATAATTGCCTAGCTTTAATTTCTCTTATAACTTTTTTATTATGTGGGTCAATTAGTTTCCATGATTCATCTTTCTCCAATGCTCTCATAAATTTATCAGATACATTTATCCCATGATGCAGATTAAGATTCTTTCTATTAACATCACCACCACTTGGCTTTCTCATTTCTATGAACTCTATAATTTCTGGATGTGATATGTCCATGTAGCTGGCATAGCTCCCACGTCTTGTTGCCCCCTGGTTAAACGCAACCATTTGACTATCAACTACATGCATGAAAGGTATAACTCCTGTAGTTTTATTACCCTTACTTGTTGATTGATCCTGCGACCTTATGTCACCCCAGTATCCACCGATACCACCACCTGAACTTGATAACCAAATATTTTCTGCGTAATGTTCTGACAATCCTTCACGAGAATCGGGTACATAATTTAAGAAGCATGAGATAGGAAGTCCTCTATCGGTACCACCATTAGATAAGATAGGAGTAGCAAACATAAACCATAACTTAGACGAGTAATCATACAACCTTTTAGCATGAGCATCTGAATCCGCAAAAGCTGCGGCAGCTCTGGCAAATGCTTCCTGGGGAGATTTCTCTGTAGGTAACATATACCTATCTCTGAGGACTTCTTTACCAAAGTCCGTTAAAAGATTGTCGCGTTCGACATCTATCGTTGGTTTATTTATCATTGTAATTCCTATCTGTTGTGTGAAAGATTCTAGTATAACATATAATCTGTCTGCTGTCCATATCTATTAACCTAAGTTTCTTAAAAATAATGTAGAGTATTCAAATTTTTTCTCTTGACAAAACAAATCATCCACTGTGTCTAGTAAATCTAGCTTCAACTCCTTGTTTAAATTCTTGACCACTTGGACTAAGCGAATCTCAGTCTGTGGATAAATCTTTTCAAGCACAGGACGGTACAAATAATTTAGCTGAACCCATGCTTTCTTTGTAGCTTTAAGTTTACATTCGAGGACGAGGATAAACTTACGATCCTTATCTGGCAGGACTATGATGTCGGGTTGACACCAACCTAGCCCCCGTCTGTCCTCGAACTGATACCATTGCCCATGTAATACCTTGTCTCCGTACAAGGCTTGCATGTAATTGGCAATACGGTTTTCATAGATGAGCCCAGCCCTTTGGATGCCGCGGATTCGTGGAGAGGATAAGAATCCTGGGCGATCGTCAAGGGCTTTAGCCCACCGCAGACCTCGGATTACGTTGCGTCTTTTCTGCATAGGAATACCAATTCAGATTCAACACGGATATAACCAGAGTCTTCCATTGCTTGGATATACTGTGGGATTTCTCCCGGTGACATTATCTTGGTCAATAATTGCCGTTTAAACAGCTTTAAACGCACGTGAGAGCGGTTATTATTAAACACAGTAGTCTCCAACCATTCTTTCATATTATGAGCAATCCTACCTGTCTTACTCATACCAAAACCTTCTAATGCTTTAGGCATACTCTTCTCCATATCGAACATAATCTCTTTAGTTCTTTCCCAATCATTACCTGTAATAACTTTGGTACCTCTACGTGAAGCAGAGACAGACATGGCAATCTTAATGAAGTGAGATACCCTACGTTGATTATACTCTATCATATTGGGATCAGTAGGTTCTGGTTGTATATATTCTTGAAAATCTTTTTCCATTATATCTTTAGCTTCTGGGTCTACACTGAATGGACCATACATTCTAGCTATCATACTAAGATCATGTCTTAAAGTTTCTATTTGATCTTCATCAACTTTCTTAGTATCTAAACTCTGAGCAATACGAGTACCTTCATGATAGATAGGTAGCATACGAGATAATAATCCTTGGGAAGCTGCGTCTTCTGGTAAGTTATCCACAAACTGTTGAGGTGTGGCACATGCTATCCAGTTAAGGCAAGGACCTTTAATAAATTGTGATGAGCCTGTTTTAATTTGATGACTGTAAGAATCTTTACTATCCCACATGTCAGTTAAAAACATTTGTAAGTATTGTGAGGTTCTATTCATGAACGTACCAAACTCTGATGTAACTAATGTTAAAGAAGAATCATAAAACATTTCAGTATTGCCTACACGTAAATCTAATCTAGAAACTTTCTGCATTTCAACAGCTAATTTTTCTGGGGTTATTCTATCTTGTATAAAATGTAATGGATAATTTTTTAACCCATACTTTGTGAGCCCGCTATTAAATTCTTCATCATCTTCACTAGTACCAACAGGTGTAGTTAATTTAGAAAACACTTTAGAGAAAGGCAAGATCAGCGAGACAGATTTGTTTCTTCCTGGCGGTGCAATCAACACAACAAATATGTTAGGTCTTATATCATAGTTACTCATAGGAAACCAACACTTACGACCCAGTGCCCCCGCCACCGCAGATATGCCAGTCCATGTAGAAAACTTATCTGGTATAGGACTACCTTTAGTTAAGTCTAAACAAGCATTAATAAAATCTGTATTCTTACGCATTAGCACTCCACTTCTTTAAACTTTTCCACGAATCCCCTACCTCTGCGTCAGAAGGTATCACCATAGTTTTACCTTTAACTTCAATAGGATTTTCTAAACAACTAATAACTTGTGGTATTAACTCATCCACTTTATCTGTCGGACACTGACCTAATACTGCGTCATGTACTTGACCAAGTATTTCTACACCATCATTAAATAATTCTTTCCATACTCTATACAATCCTAAGTTTAACAAGTCACCAATAGTAGATTGCGGAAGATATGCTATAGCTTTTCTTGCATAGTGTTCATCATCTAGCCTACCCCAGAATTGTCTACGTCTACCGAATGGTGTAATAAGATTGCCTGTTGTTTGTAATTCTTTTATAACTTCGGTGTGCCAAGTTCTTATGCCAGGAAATGCTCCCGTCACACGCACAAGCTGCTGGCTACCACTACCTATAACTTCTCCTATCTCTATAAGTTCTTCAAAGCCACCACGTTTATCTTGTTTGTGCCAACGTTCTAATGAAGCTAATGGTACTATACCACCGAAGTATAAAAGTTGAAATCTTGTAGCATGTGCTACCTTAATTTTGGTATGTCTTGCTACTGTATTAGCTGATGCACCATAGTTAGTTCCATGACCTGCCCTCTTACATACATCACGATAAGAAAAGTTTCCGTAGTAAGGACGCTCTGCTATCTCTCTGTTCTGTGCATTATCTTCTGTCCAACCCATGTTAGGCCAGACCATCTTAGCTACTTCAGTATGTAGGTCTGATGATTCAACGGCATTGATGTAACCTGCATCACCTGAGAGGTAGGCTGTTGCCCTGGATTCAGCTGCTTGTAAGTCGGCATAGAACATGGTACGTCCTCTGTCTGGTATGAACATAGCCCGCAAGTCCTTTGTAATATTCTGTAAGTTTGTACCTGTACCCCAAGGACTTTCAGATGAAGACCATCTACCTGTCTCTGTGCCTGCTACATTATACGAACAACGTATGCGTCCATCAGAATCTCTCTTTGCTTTTAATACAGATAATTGTTTATCAATATCACGTAAGGTAATAATAGTTTTACAGAAAGGACGAGCACGAGGATACTCTTCTATCATATGTTCTAATGCTTCTCTATCAGTAGATACTTTCTGTTTACCTTTTTCATATTTAATTTGTACTGGAAGATTTAGATATTCATACAGCATAGACTTTAATTGTACAGGACTATTATGATTCAAGTCCTTATCCCATACTGCATGAGCAAAGAGATTTAACATTCTCTCTAGCTTTAATCTTTTCTTTTGTAAGGGGGCACGTATCATAGTAACTGCCCTCTCATCTACACGTAGCCCACGCAATACCATAGATATTGCAGGACCTAATGAGTTACGTTCGAACTCGTATGTATTTTTTGTATTGTTATCTAGTTGGGGAGAAAGTTTACCCCATATCTCAGTAGTTAAGTTGCAATCTAACCCACAATAAACCCATAGTACTTGCTCTGAATTAAGTTTTAAACCCTTAATCTCTGTGTTCTTTACTATCCTCGCCATCTATTCTCTCCTGTATTTCTCTTGCTATTGCCATGTAAGCTGATGCATCCAGGTATGTGTCTTCTGTTCTGGATCCTTGCTTCAGTCTGGCTATCTTTAGTAAGCACATCATGACTGCTACATCATGTGGGCTAACAGTCGTATCTAAGTACGCTGTCCATAAGTCTGCAATGTTCTTGTGATTATGAAGCTTATCTCCATAATCTTTTTGACGGTCACCACTTACTAAGTCACTTGCTTTTTTTAGTAATTCTGATGACCTCCCTGTTCCTGTCATATTCTCCCTCCTTATATTTATCAAACTCTTTACGTGCTCTGGCATGGTCAACTGCAGCCATTTCACATACGAATTTAAATTCTTTATACTTGTACCTCAACCATTTCTCTACTTCTTTCTTTGCTTTTAAACCCTCTTCGGATTTGCCTTTGTAGGAATAATCTTGTACTGCCTGATCGAGAACAGCCCTCCATAAATTGTAGTGGTTCTCTATGTCCTTTGAATCCTCGGGCATCGGCTTGACCGAGAATAATTCTGATCGTTTCATTTCTATTCATCTGCTTTGGTACTCTTTGAAAACTTGGCTAGTGTTTTCCAAGCACTCTCATTTGTATAAATTGAGCCTAAGAAACCTAAACCTTTTTCTTGTTCTGGTTGCAATGAATGTTGGGCATGCATGGTATCATGTGTGATACCTTTAACTTTTATCTTCTGTTTGTGAGCGAGCCATGATATATCATATAGTTGATTCTGTGCTACCTTTACAATCTCTTCGTCTTCCAGGATCTTACGCACCCATTGCCATGCAGCTACTTCTTCTGTAGCGTTCCAATAGTTTTGGGTGTCAGTATTCTTATCACGAAAAGGAACTACGATTGCAGTTCGAGGATTAGGTGCAAAGCCTATACATACGATAGAGCCTTCTGCTGTTTCAATATCAAATGCGAGAGGGTCGTTGTGATTTGCTTTACTAATGTATTTAGTATAGAACGTATCGAGGTCGGAGAGAGTAGGTTCAATCCATATCTCTCTTTCAGTATGTTCTAATGTTTTGCTGAGCGATTCGCTTTTAGCTTTGATTAAATCAGAAGCTACGTGAGGTCGCCACTTAAAATTTTTAACGACAGCAACAGGACTATAAGTTGCAAGTACTTTATATGGAGAAGAAAGGAGACTTGTTTGTAATGTAGCCCCTCTATAAGTACCGACTTTGTCTAGACCTGTCACTGCCCACAAAGATAATGAACCCATTGCGATAATGATATTTGGATTGGCTTCTTCTATTTCTTTGTGTAACCGTTGTATGTCTTGCTCGTACTCTTGTTTAAGATAACCTTCTTTAGTAGGACCATAAGGTGACCGCCACTCAGTTGTCTTACACAAGCGTTTGTATTCGTTTCGTTTGTGGAAAAAATGTTGTGCTGTATTTTGATGTGCTTTTAATTGTATAGTGTGGGTGAGTAAGCAATCGTCGAGGGTGATACCAGCAATGTCGCAAAGTTCCGCGAATACTTTTCCCGTGCCCCCTTGCAGAATCGTATTAGCTATTGCTTCTTTGTTGGTAGGATACTCGAAAACAAATGCTATCTTGCAACCATCGGCTGATGATGGTTTGCTAGACGGCACACGTTTATTGACTGCATACTCACCCATAGGACTACTTCTTAATTATCCTTTTGATGGACGCTTGAAGTATGTCCTTGTTTCTGCCAACCATTTCATGCTTGACAATTCCACTAAAGGTTTGTCCAATGGCTTGTTCTAACAATTCACCGAACGATGAACCGTCATCCATTTCCAATCCCTTAGTTAAGAATGCTTTCAAAGACAATGCAGGATTGTTTTGTTGCATTGCTTTAGGCGTAGCCCAGAACTCAATACGAGTTGGCTCGGCATTAACTAAATCTGAATCACCCAAGTCAGATTGAATCACACCAACTGCCTTGCAGTTGATACGAACTAATGGTGTTTGATTCTCTCCCACCTTATCCGAACGATAAGAAGTGATAGTAAAATCATAGCTACCCTCTGGTAAAGTAACCGATTCAGGTACTTCACTAGGGGTCATCGATAAAAAGTCATTAACATCTGACATCATTTGCCTCCTTTATTTGTTAATTTACTTTGAGCATTTTTCTGCACAGCTTCAAATAACTTAGCTAAATTTAACTCAGCATTTGTTTCAACTAGAGATGGAGCTGTAATCTTAAGGTCCATCTTGTGGTCTGATACTGTTCTGAGGGTACGCTCAGTGCCCTTACTTGAAGACCGTGTGTCAATCCTACATACACAGTTAAAGTATCTACCTAGTTTAGTAGATAGCTTTGAACCTACACTTGTAGGATATGCTTTGGATACACCTAAGTCTCCTTCCATGTACTGCATGTGAGTAGTTACTACTACATTACATGGTACCTCTGAACCTGTTATGTATTGTACAATGTGTTGTACATCACGTGCCGCGGTTCCCCATTCTGGCTGACTCGGTTGGTCAGTTGGTTTCTTATTATTAAAAACCAGGGCACCACGTAGCGCTGCCTCACCCATCAAGGTTAAGCTGTCGATAACAAGTACATCCTTGCTAGTCCAGTTCTTAACTGAACTAAAGTCTTCGTCACCATCTTTCCAGTTCGTAATCATTTGAACACCTTTTCTAAAAGCATTCGCTTGACCTAGACCATCACGTAAAGTAATGTAAGATACATTCTTAACTGCGTCGTCATTCAAGAACTCTGGTAAGATAGATAGTCCATCATCAAAATCTAAGATACGTAAGTTATAACCTGCGTTGGCAAGCGAGGCAAGTGCTGATGTTTTACCTGCCCCACTGTCACCTACGAGCAATAACTTTGTATACTCTGCTGATTTATGTTTACTAATGTTTGCCATATTTGTCTCCTGTAAAGTATGCATTGTAGCACGAATTTAAATCCGTGTCAATCTTTTTTTTCTTTCTCCAATAAAACTTTGCCTAAAGCATATATCATAAATGCAATAAACATATTAGATAACAGTAATAAAATCAATAAAATGTTGGTTACTGTAATCATAGTATTATCGAAAAGAATATATTTAAAACTAACAACACAGCTATTATATTTAATAGCGAACTCGTATTGTTATACCACTTCTTAGGTGGGTAATAATGTTTTTCTTTATATTGTTTCTGCATAAGCCTCCTTTAAATCTGGGTGTGGTTCTTTATCAAAGTCATTGTCCAGGAATATGTTCCTGCGTGACGGTGATGCCGAACACGCTTCTTTATATCTACAACCACCATAGTTGTTACATGCAGTAAAATCCGCAGGATAATACTGTTTGTTAAAATAATTAGTTGATACATCTAGTGTATGCATTGCGTCTTTGTACCACTCCATTATCAAATCAGTTGGTACATTGTATACACTTCTATCAAACCTAGTAAAGTGCACACCTGTTTGTACTGCGTCAATGATAAAGCCTGCGACATCCAGTCCGAGTATTTCCCGGGCAGCCCAGATGTAACTGAACACTTGATTGTTCGGCATGAAGTTACCAAAGTAATTAGAGTTAAGTGTACTCTTAGTTGTCTTTACATCACACAAGTATAGCTTACCATCTAGTTGTACTATCTTATCTATACGACCAGAGAATCTATACTCTCCATTACCAAACGGTACTTCAAATCTTTGCTCTAAACATGGTGACCCATCTGGCATGGTTGCTATCTCAAACAAATCATCCCAGTATTCTTCTGCTCTCCATACTATTGCACGAAGAACAGAGGTTAATCCTCTTGCCTTATCTTCTGATAAGTTAAGTGCCTCGCCAAATTCCAGGAGAACGTACTTGATAGCTGCGACCACAGCGTCTTCCTTACTTGCCCCCTTGAATTTCTCTGCGTCAAGGACTTCAAATCCTTCGTGCACAGCCGAACCAAATCCAGTTGCCATGCCATAAGTCTTTGACTTGTAGCCTTGTAGGTTAGTCCAGTTGTACATTCGGGGGCATGAAAGGAATGATGATAGACTTGATGTATCCCATATCTTTTGGATAGGTCTGCCCTCTTGTAGTACAAACTTCTTTAGTCTATCTGGTTGTTCCATTATGTCTCCTTTACTAGCATGTCTAGTACATTTGTTTCAAATTGTTTTGGTTTAGTTCTCGCGGCTTTACTGGTGATACGTTTACCTGCAGCCTCCGTTGCTCTGATGTTTTCCCTGGTAGCTTGTAAATATTTAACGATAGTATTTATATCTTCATCACTCTCTGCTAATTCCAATGGGTCTTTCTCAAGTAAGTCAACAGGTATTTCTAACTCTTTATCATCACTCATTACTCTCTCCTAATTTTGTAAAGCTAGGTTCTGTTTGTCCAGGTATTGGCATCACAGCACGCAGCTCTGCATCGGGTATTACTACTAACCCTTCTTGTACTTTATCATGGGGTTCTTTCAAAACATATTGTCTTCGTTGTTTATCCCAATCTATATTTACTTTCTTGAAAAGTTCTTCGGCTTTGTCTTTACTCTCAGCCTCGACTGTCCAATGTTGCACATACATGTGCGAAGTTACTACATCATATTTCATTTTGTCTCCTTAATTATTATTTAATACTAGCACAGTTAGAAAAAATGTCAAGCTAAAAGTTTAACAAGATACCTACTGCAAATATGAACATGGCGATTGCATTAACTGTAAGCAATGCTCTATCATGCCACATCCACCCTACTATAAACCACCCTGTCACTCCACCTAAGTGAAAGAACAAATTGAGTGGTGTAAATTCTACTGCTGTCATGACCATACCTATAATCATGATGACACTAGCAGTCCACTTAACGTACCAGGAAGGACCGTGACCCGGTGTAATTTTCTTAAAAGTTTGGTTCATATTCATGCCCCCTTTCATGTAGTTCTTTATAGTATTCATACAACTTTTTATATTCGTGGTATGCTCTCCACCTATCTTCAAACTCTGCATTGTACATTTCATCTTCCCAATGTTTCATTCGTGTAGGTACATGGATTATTCTTTTATCATTCATAATCAAACTCACAATCAGCTAAGTCAAACTCATAAGTCTCTGTTAAGTTAAGACCATTGTCAGTTTGTACCCAATTAACAGGGCATTTACTTAACCATTCTTCAAAGATTTTTATATCCATACTCTCTCCTAATGTATAGTTGGTTTAACTAGATTACCATTCTTTAACCAATCCACTTCGTCTATGTCTCTGTCTTCTAAGTATGTCTCAATGAGTGGACCTTTCTCCACTAAGTTTGCAACTGTTGAAGCTAACATGTGTAGCACTTGAGTACTACCTGTTCTCATTAATAACATACGCAAAGACAACTCAAGCATTGAACTATTAATAGTATCAACGCCATGTTTCTTAGATAGTTCAACGATAGGTTCTCGCATGTCATCAATACAATCTGCCATAGCTTTCTCTATGTCTTTTATTTTCTTCATAGTTCTTCTCCATTATCTGCCACTAAAACTAATGGCTCTTGTTCTAATGATGAAGCAATAATTACCCCATCATCTATTGCTTTGATAGATAGATGAGCATACTTGTTTTCATCTACCACATCATTGCCTTTCATCTGCAATGTAAACGCTTTGATATATCTATACATACGCATACGCAAAGCGAAAGGATTGTCATGCTTGATAGTTACATGAGGTTCGTCTCGCTCTGCATTATCCAAGTATTGTATTGCTTTATCTAATGCGTTTGAAATATCTGTCCACTGCAATAGGTTCTGCGTTTTCGGATTCCAACCCATTTATTTCCTCCTGTCTGTATTCATAATCATCTTGGTCTAGATTCATATCATCTAAATCAAACGATGTATTTCTTTTAGGGGCTACTGTATAGCCATCCATTACAAAGTCACCCTCATCTAAGATGTCTTCGTCTCTAGGTGTTGCCTCTCTCAAGCCTACACCTTTAGTCCACTTACTTTTTTTCTTCTTTGTCATTGCGACTCCTTCTGTTTAAGAACAACCACATTGTAAATACAAACACTAGCAATGTGATAACGTTCGGGTTAAAGAAAAAACTCATTGAGCCTAGTATAAATAAACCATACACAGCTACATAACTTAGTATCCCTCCTACTGTTGCCATTCCATATATCCTTTCTCTTCTTTTATATTGTTTCCTGTTCCCATGTGGTACATAGAATCAATATGTTTTTCTCCTACTGAATTAACAAACATAATAGCATTTGTCAAGTCCCCTTCTTCGTTAATTATATCTACAACCATAGGTGTATACTCTGCATTAGTTTCCATACGATTAATGTAATCCATATGATGTAGGTCTAATTCATACAGATGTCCTTTGATTGACTTACCCTTATCCCATTTGCGAAACACAATGGGGAAAGCACTTTGATAATCAATCATGTCAAAGACTGAATGCAATGTAAAGTATTCACCCAGGTATGTACCATCTCCGATTAGAGTTTCTAACCTGCCCCCTTTCTTGAGCGTACCATAAGTAAATAGTCTAGTCTTATAAGGGTTGTGGTTTAAGTTCTTCAATCCTACCTCCATCTAAGTGTTGTATCTCTACAATGTTAACCTTAGGGATAACAGCACCCCCACCCCCTGTCTTACACTCGTCATCATATGATGATATAGTTACTACCTTATCTCCAAAGTCTTGGATAATCCACCCAACAGTTTCGACAGTGCGTAATTGTTGCTGTCTCAACTCAGATAACTCTTGCCAAGTATTATCATCAGACATTGCGTCAAGCCATTTAATCTTAACTAAATCATATATCATTGTACTCCTTTCTTGTCAATAAATTATTGACATTTATTTTTTCTTCTTAAGTAACTCACTTACTTTAGTTTTAAAATCAACAACATTCCCAGGAAATTTTACACCGGGCTGAAGCTGCACGCCTTCCTGGTTTTGTCTGTCTTTTTCTTTGACAACATATGAGCCTTCATCAACCCATTGTTTATCTATCTGCACTCCTTTGTTGTCAAGTACATCTTGCCATGCTTGTTCTTTGGTAGCTGATTCCACCTCGTACTGACACTGCAAGGTTTCCCATGTTGTTACTACATACTTCATGAGAATAACTTAGACACCCACACAAATAACATAATCATAAGTGCAAATGCCCCCAATGAAATCATCAATGACAGTATAGTGATTGTAAAGTCAGTCATGATTTCCCACTGTTTATCTTCTTTCTTCTTCATCTTGCATCCTTTCTTGTAGTTCTCTTGCTACATCTATTAAATCTATAAAACTACCAGGTATGTCAGCAGCACCTGCAGCTGATTCAGGTTCCTGGTTTATTTTGTCCCTGAGAAATTGAAATGTCTTAAGTTTCTTCTCGTGTTTAGCTACTAACTTAGGGTCGTATTTAAACAATACTCTCCTACCTATCTTACAAACACGCACAAAGATAGGGTCAGATGTGCCTAGTTTATTATTAATCCACTGTTCCCATCTGCGTTTATGGTCTTTCGCATTTCTTGAATACCTAAGACGATAGTATCTAGGTACACCATCATCATGCGTTGGCTTAATAAAGTCTTCGTACACATCGCTACCACTACGAACACACTCCTCGTCTATGACATTATCATCTTCATCATAGATAGGCTCATAGATAGGTGAGTAGTATCGTAATTGTATTGCGTCTGTTGGTATCAATGGATTCATAACTGTCTCCTGTTAGTCTTTCCTGTTGATTGCATAGTATACCTCATGTAATACTACGCTTGCCCAGTAAAATGTGGGCAATGAAATAAATCCTAAAAAATAAATCAAGATTAACTCTAACATAATTCTCTCCTCTCGTCAATAGTTTTCTGTCGAATGATACCGAAAAAGTATCGGTAAATCACAATGGTTACTGTTTTTGTAGGGTAAGCACACCCCTCTAATAAACGATTTAAAATATAATAATAATTTATTATATACTATATATAGTTCATAGAGTAAGGTGTACTATACAAGACTACCTCATACCCCTATACTTACTGAAACAGATACCCTCGTGTAATACCGATGCTGACTCGGACTCATTCGGGTACCTGGATTATCCAGGATTAAGCTGCCGCTCTCGATAGAACGACTTGTTTCCATGATGGCTCGATTACTGTGTGCCAATCGCTCCATGTTCTAACTGTTTGCTTGGAATCAAACAGCACTTGGAAGTGAGTACCTGTTGCTGATGGTATATGCATTGCTTTAACAGGACTCGGTATAAATGCATGGTTCATATCATTACCTACTAATGTAGGGAAAGTTCTATTACTAGCTACTGCGTTAGTACCTGTGTAGCTAGGACTCTGCGTTGCTAAGTTCCACAACCCTTTATCCTTAAAATGTTTGACCATACTAGGATAGGCTGAATAGAATCTTTCCCCATATCTTGACCACAGTTTGCGTATAGTTGTCGGCACTGGATTGTCTTCGGCATATAACTTCTGCCAATCCATAAGGTTAATCGGTGTACCTTTGATTGCAATACCATAGTCTGCCCCCTTTCCTTGATGAGCAAAGTTCAAAGGGCTGAAAGGTTTTCGGCGAAACGAAGTTTCTACTTTGAAAGGGTGTGTTACCACGCCAAAGCTAACATCTTTCAGATACACTGCTGAGTGTATAGGTTTCCATGTGGTGAGATGTGAACTCCCATTCCTGGATTGTTCACACTCCCAAGTACCTTTCTCTACATTTCTAAAGATAATCATTACTTACCACCTTTCTTGTTACCATCATATATGATGTCGTATACCCACTCTGCTGTACCCATAGGGTTTTCGCATACAGTATCGTATACTTCTTCCTGTGTCATACCATACCAATCATCATCAGTTATGTTATGCCCATTGATATTAATATCTTTGTTATCCACAGGTTGTTCATGTATGCGTCTTGCTGACCTAGTGACTTCTGTTCTGCCAACAGGCACATCATTAGCACTGTAACCTATTCCAGAATAATGTCCATACCATGTATCTTCATCTTCATAATCCCACTTGGAAATATTCTTCTGCATAGTGTCAGTAGTTTCATCATACTTGTAATCTCTAGACAAAGCATAGTTACCTGTTGGTTGTAATGAGTAAGTGTTAGACAACCACATATCATCTGTGGTTTTACCTTCTTGCTCATTGATGATAGTAAATTCTTCTGTCTTACTATCCAGGAATAAGAGCTTGTCACTTCCAATCATATCGGCTATCATTTCTTGCCAATCGGGATTGTATAATAACTCTGGCTCATTAGATAGTTGTGGCTTGAGTATCCACTTTACAAACTGATGAGTGTCTGATTTGTTATCATCAATCATAGGCGTAGGAAGTTGAGGTCCATTGTGCATGAGCCATATATCCCTGTTGTGTTCGTCTTTGGTCAATACTTGAAATGGGTGCGACATAGCTTTGCTTGACTCTCCATTTGTATTGAAACGAAAGTGTACTCCGATAGGTACATCTAAATCTTTGTAGCTATCCCACACTTTGTTAATAGATTTGAATGACTTAGGTTTTCCTAACTTGTGAACATGGACTTTACCCTTATTGGCAAACATGAGTCCAAACCCATCATCATTGTTTAAGTAAGCACAGTTCATCATAGTTTCACTTATGATTTGTGGCTTGTCTGCTTTGATAATTAAGCACATAATATAACTCCTTTTCAGTTAAGCTATTTCTTTTAGATTAGACTGCTCATCAGTCCAATCAACTTTCCTAGATGGTTTACCTATGCAATAGGATTTTCTTGATAACCAACCATAGAAAACAGGGTACTGACTTCGTACATTTGGTTGTTCCATGTACTTGATGAAGTCAGTATATTGTAAGTTGCCTATACTTGTTTGCTTTGCAAAGTTTACTAGAGCATCTACAAATTCTATTACTCTGTAAAATCCAAGCCTAGACAAATTACTTTTGAATATTCTTAGTTCGATTGTATGTCGGTGTGATGTATTCACAGCTTCATATTTGTCGCTACTCTGTACACAATCCATAATCTTTTTATCAGATTTCTTTGCCCATTGGTCAGAGTTACGACCAGCTATATGATTTACAAATGACTCGTTCTTGTGGTCATTTATGAATACAAGTATCTTACCTATATCTAATTGTCTAAGTGCTGACCTAGATATATGCACATGCATACCTGCTGTATCAGTAGACCAACCCTTTAGTTTTTTGATAGCATTAGATTTGAAAAACTGTTCCCAATATAACTTGTGTGCTTTCAAAGTCCCAGGAGCCGATACAATCTCGAAGCCATTTGATAATGAGCCATCAGATTTCAATACTGCGAATTGTCTTTGGTTAGTTCCAAAACACTCATATACTTCTCTTGCTGTATCACTATCTGCATTTGTGCGTTTTTCTACTTCCAACTCTACACCATAATAGGCTGTGTCTGGTAGTATTCTCTCATCTGGTGCTGAGGTATGTACTAAATCTTCCATGACATCATAGTCGTATGAATTTACCCAATCATCTCTATAATCCTCATCATAGTCATCTTCATCTCTATCTTCATATCTTACATAAGTATCTCGATATTCTGACCATGTGTAATCATCATCAAGACAACTTCGACAGATAATATAATCACCCTCATAAGCTGTGGACATTTCGTCTGTGTGTTCAATGGTACTGCAATCATCACACATTTCATAATGCCCTGTATCCTCATCAAAATAATCACACCACCTAGTAAACTTAGACCATTTACCTGTGCCATTTCTATTATATGACATTTCAAATTCACATAATGATTTTAAATCGTCTAGAGATATATTGTCTTTATCTTCATCACGATACTCTCTAAGCCAATCATACCATGATTGATTTATATAACGATTTGTTGTGTTTCGTAATTGTGCTAATAGTGTCATAGTTTCCCCCACTTGTTTAGCAATTCGTCAGTTATTGCCTGTTGCTCATCAATAGGCAATTCATCTACATCTGAGTCCAGGATTTGTTCGTCTATCATTTCCTGCTGTTCTATAACCCAGTCTGTAAAACTCATTTTCTTATTATACTTTTTAATTGTGTCAGAATTATGTATCATTTTCTATTCCCTCAATTAATAAGTTATCTACATCAAATGCCACCATGACATTATCTGTCTTTATATTTTGACCTACTTTCATATTACATATATCTATAATAGGTCTTTTATCAGTACCATTTATTTTATGTGTACCAAACTCATCAAACTCAATCATAATACAATTTGTCGCATATCTTAAATTGTATCTTTTATCTTTTACAAATCCATGACTAGAGAGTCTATTACCCTCTAGCCACAATCTGCGATTATTTCTATGTGTACCTAGTTTATATTTATATTGTATTGCCATATATACCAACCTCGATATAATTTCTAAACCTTTGCTCATCAAATCGCTTATTCGACTCTTTAGCAATATAACAATAGTTATCAATCTGATGTCCTATTGTCATTAATTCAATAGTATTTCTTTTACAATTCTTGCTCAACTGTATAAATTCATTTGCTCTTTTTGTAAAGTCTTTTCTAGTTAGCATATTTTCTCCTAGTTAATATATACGATATTTTCTCTAGTATCGTATGTAAATTTATTTAAGTCATAATCTCCATCTATTAGATTACTCATTAAATCGGTTTTTTGTAGTTTCACATATTTGCCATCATGCTCACTAAACACAACCCAACCATAAACATAATAGCAATTTCTTAATAATCTTGTTAGTGTCTTTTTATCTTTAATATCTACTATATTATTATTCATTTTAACCTACTTTCATTTAATTTAATCTTAACTTACGATTAATATATAATTGTGTCTTAATTATGACCTTGTGTCAATTAAGCATATCTGCATTTATTACTTCTACCCCCTAACATTGAAAACCCTCTATAAGCACTTGATATAGGGTAATGTACTCTAGTATCTAAATCCTTAAAACTTTTTTCTTTAAACTCAACTTTAAACTTTTCTTTTTTAGTCCAAGTAATTGCCTTGAACTTTCTTCTAGGTCTTTTATTA